CGGGATTAGACATCGGATTGTAGTCTCAAATAGAGATAGAGTTTTCTCCGGTAGTTGGAAAAGAACGAGTGTATAAGCTCTAGTTAGGATAAATTGCACACAGGTAAGTGCGGTGAATTAACATCAGTTTTATTATCCTTTGGTCTCTTTCTGAGAAGCACTGCTAGAGTAAAATCCAAGTTTGAAATAGAGTCCCCAAGGGGGATAACTATATCCTTTTAAAAAATATTTAATAATACTTGTTTTTATAAAATAATAATTTATATATTTGCCTCAAACAAAAATATATAGATTATGAAATTTAAATTTAAACCTCACGGAACTTGGATAGTAGTACCTGATCCAATTGTCACAGAAACAAAATCTGGAATTTTACTAGATGAAGCAACGGCTAAAGCAAATGCTAAAAACACTAATGTTTTAGAAGTAATAGCTGTAGGACCACAATGCCATTTTGTTAAAAAGGGAGAAACTGTAATGGTAGATCCTAGAACAGAAGCAATAAAAGCACCTATTGATGGTACAAATTATTTAATAATTAGTGAACATCAAATTTTAGGTAAGTGGTAAAAGGAACAGTTAGTATTACTCTTGAGGATTATCATGCTTTAATAGAGACTGCTACAAAATTCAAAGAGAAAGAGGGAAATTTAGGGAAAGCTTCTAAAGAATTGCAAGTTTTTCTATCCTATCTATGCACTCGTATAGATATAGAACCCTTTGTCAAAGAATTTAATAAGCAATCAAGAACCGCTGAAATAATTTTAGAGGGAGGATACGCTAAAATAAAATTTAAAGATTAGATATGGGATTAAGAAATACATTAAAAAGAAATAAGACTGTAAGAGGTAGGAGATGGGTTATAAAAAGAAATGAACAAGATGATATTACGGAAGTAAAGATGATCTTTAAACCAGAAGAGTATATAACTTTTAAAAACTCTAAAAAAATGTATGGAGATAAAGCCTTATTAAAAATATTAGACAATGAATACGAAAAAAATAACAGTTAATATAAATACTACCTACAAATTTTTACAAGTTTGGAATGGTATTTTTAATTTAACAAATAAAGAGTTAGAAATTCTATCTGCATTTGTAGATACTGGAAAACTAACAGAAACATCAAATTTATGCTCAATGAAGAATAAGAAATTGGTAGCAGCTGCAGTGGGAATTAAAGACCCAAATACTTTAAATAATTATATTAAAAGATTTAAAGATAAAGGAGTTTTTAAAAAGGAGGGAAATAATTATGTTATAAATAATTTATTAGATACAAATACCGATGTCATTGAAATTAGATTTATCAGAAATTAAATACGTGTTAAGTACATTTGATTGCGGAGTTTATTATATTATAGTTGTTCAAGACAGCAATGGAAAATACTTATACATGGATGTAAAATATAATATGGAGAATGTATGAAAAATTTACCAAACAAAAAAATATATATAGGAGATGAACCTAAAGCTAAAAAAGAGGAGGGCCATGTAGTTGAACCTCCCCCATTAAAAGACCAAATAGTAGGTTTTGCAAAAAGTTTTACAAAATGGGTTTCTGAAGGAGCACCTTTGGTTACCCCTAAAGTATATATGGAAAGATTAACTACTTGCCATGTATGCCCAAGTTTTAATAAGAAGCAGGGAAGATGTCTGGAGTGTGGATGTATGATGGAGTATAAAGCAAGAATGAAAACTTCTGAATGTCCTAAACATAAATGGAAAGAAGAAGATGTCAAAAAATAAAGAAGCTATTATACATTATTTAGCTACTAAACATAACTTACCTTTAAGTAAGATTAAAGAAATTGTAGATTATCAGTTTAAATTTGTAACTAAAAAAATGAAAGCTGGAAAATTTGAAACAATTCGTCTCCCTTATTTTGGAAAATTTACTGTTAATCGTAAGAGATTAGCATATATTAAAAAATTGTCAAAGAATAATAAATAATGGACTTAATACAAATAGATAATAATAAAGGAGTTCTAAGTCCTTATAGTTTATCAATAAAAGAATTTAAAAATTTAAAAGTAGATGAATTAGCTTTTGTCTATTTTATGGTCGATCATAATTCTCCATTTGCTGTATATGAATGGGACCAAAGATTAATTGAAGTTATTAAAAGTATTTTTGGGGAAAAGAAATGGACACCTTCTGCAAAAGTATTAGGAGCTTGTGATAAATATGATAAATTAACTGAAACCTCAGCAGTTAGATTATTAAAAGCTGCTAGAACATCAATAGTAAAATTAGAAAAATATTTTAGAGATATAGATTTACATTTAATGGATGATCATGGTAAACCTATATTTCATGCAAAAGATTTAATAGCTAACTTATCAAATATGGGTAAAGTGGTAGATGGTTTATCACGATTAGAGGAGATAGTTAGAAAACAAGAACAAGCCGCTAATACAAATAGAGGTGGAATAGAAGTAAATAAATATAGTATGTAATGGATTTTTTAGAAGACTTAGCACTGTATGATCAAGCCATGAATAATGCGTATGAATTTATTACTCATAATAAAACGTTAGATGAATTATACGATAAAGTGGAAGATGTTTTTGAGCCTTATCCATTACCTTTTGATCCTACCTTTGAGGATGGAAGATCGGAAGATGTACTAGATATGCTAATTGAACATTTCACTCAATATGAGGAATATGAAAAATGCGCAGTATTATTAAAGATTAAACAAGAATGCTTAAAAACACAGATCGAGTAAGGCCAGCAGCCTTAACATTTTTAGAAAAAGGACATTATACGTCCGCTCTTCCTGGAACAAAAGAGTATTATGACTTTTGGGATGAAGAGAAAAATAAATGTATGTATGGATATACTGTAGATGATCTGACTATAACAGGATTTCATTATTTTTATTTAAACTATTGTCCTATTGATAGAGCCATAGATGAAGAATTACCAGATGGAACTATGCAAGCTAGGCGTGAGCGTACATTCCCTAGATTTTATGATGGAGATTATGAATATTTCCACGAGATAGATAAAGCAAGAGCTGATAATAAACATATGATTGTTTTAAAAGCAAGGCGTAAAGGATATTCTTATAAAGCTGGATCTATGCTTGCTCGTAATTATTTCTTTGTACGTAATTCTAAAAATTTTGTATTTGCTGCCTCAAAAGAATTCTTAATTGGAGACGGATTACTCTCTAAAGCTTGGGATTTCTTAGCTTTTATAGATGATCATACTGCATGGGCTCAACCACGGTTAAAAGATAGAGAGATGCATAAAATGTCTGGGTATAAAAAGAAAGTAAATGGATTAGAAATTGAGATGGGGAATAAGTCTCAAATAATGGGGGTATCCTTAAAAGATAATCCAGATAAAGTAAGGGGTAAGGCAGGTGAATTAGTATTCTTTGAAGAGGCAGGATCTTTCCCAGGATTATTAAAGGCATGGGAGGTAACAATGCCAACAATGAGACAGGGTGCTAAAACATTAGGGATGATGGTAGCATTTGGTACAGGTGGTACTGAAGGAGCAGACTTTGAAGCTATGGAAGAAATATTTTATAACCCTGCAGCATATGATTGTATGGACTATGAAAATATATGGGATGAAGGAGCTATGGGGAGCACATGTGGTTACTTTATTCCTATACAAACTAATTTAGATGGCTTTATAGATAATAACGGTAACTCTATAAAAGATAAAGCTATAGAACATGAAGAGCATATGAGAGATAAAAAGAAAGGTGCTGCAGATGCTAAATCGCTAGATCAATATATAGCAGAGCATCCTTTTTCTCCTCAAGAAGCAACCTTAAGAGTAACAGCTAATTTATTTGATGTTGCATCTTTACAAGAACAATATAATAAAATAAAAGCCAATAATTTACATAGTATTGGGACAGCTGGAAGATTGTATTATGGTAAAGATAATAAGATACAATTTAGAGTGGATGGAGATTTAAGACCAATTATGAGGTATCCTCATAGAAAGGATGATGATAAAACAGGGGCAATAGTAATGTATGAGTCTCCATATAAGAATCAAAATCAACAAGTTCCACATAATTTATATGTACTTTGTCATGACCCTTATGGTCAAAATCAATCTGCAGACTCTATGTCTTTAGGATCTGCATATGTTATTAAAAGAGTAAATAATATATCTCAACCAGATGATATGATTGTAGCATCATATGTGGGGAGACCTCACACACAAGATGAGTATAATAAAAATTTATTTATGCTTGCTGATTATTATAATTGTAAGATAGGATTTGAGAATGATCGAGGAGAGGTTATTGCATATGCTAAACGTCACAGAAAGATGCATAGATTACAAGAAGAATTTGAAATGCTTGACAAAAAAGAACTTAGGAGTAAAACCGTAAAACGTCAATATGGGATGCATATGACAGAACAAAGAAAAAGACAAGGGGAGATTTATATTAGAGATTGGTTAAATTCTGTACGAGCAAAGGATGAATCAGGGGAACAAATATTAAATTTACATAAGATATATGATTTAGGGTTATTACAAGAATTAATTAAATTTAATCATGTAGGAAACTTTGACCGTGTAATGTCTTTAATGATTGGGATGTATCATACTAGAGAATTATATAACGCTGAAGTAAAAGAGATTCTAGAAGATAATTCAGCTAATGAATGGTTTGAAAGAAACTATTACTAGTGTTATATTTATAATTAATATAATAAAACTTATTTACTTTGTGAAAGAAGGGATAAAATTTTATAAATTTGCAGATTATGGGATATAATAAAATACCTAGACAGAAACTGTCTATAGCAAAGAAAAATAAATTATGGAGAGAACAATGCGTAGAAGCGTTTATTGATCTTTCTAATAACGGACGTAGCTCCGGGTCATCCAGACGAGATGACATGCAAGTACTATATGATTACTATAATGGTGTTATTGACGAGGCTGATTATAGGTACGTATTACAGCCTTACGGCAAAAGTCGTAAGAACTTCCCGTCTCAAATGCGTAACTATCCCATAATTAAACCTATAATTGATCTTCTCCTTGGTGAAAAATCCAAGCGGCCTCTCAATTTCACTGTTACAGTACAAAATGGGGACAGTGTTTCTGTTAAAGAAGAAGCTAAAAAAGAATTAATATACCAGAATTTACAACAACAGTTTGTAAATGAAATGAATAATAGAGGTATGAATACTGGATTAGAAACACAAGAAGTGGAACTACCAGGACATATTGCTGAACAATTTGAAGTTAGTTATGTAGATAACAGAGCTATTAAAGGTCAGAATGCAATTAATTATATTATGCAACAAGAAGAAGTGTATGATAAATTACAAAAAGCATGGTTTCATTTTTTAGTTTCTGGAGAAGCATATACATATAGGGGTGTAAGAAATGGAGAACCAGTTTTCGAAATACTTAACCCTTTAGATGTAGATTATGATCTTGATCCAGATTTAGAATTTGTAGAAGATGGAGACTGGGCAACAGTTAGAAAATTTGTACATGCGTCTAGTGTAATAGATGCATATTATGAATACTTAGATGAAGAGCAGATATTAGCTTTAGAAGAGCCATCTCATTCTGAATCTGATTCATATTATTTATACGCTAGCTCTCATCATAGAGATCCTAATTCATATAGAAATAGACTTGTAGAAGTTGTAAGTGTTTATTGGAAATCTAGAAAAAGAATAGGATTCCTTACATTTAATAATCCTGAAACAGGGGGAATAGAAGAGCAGATTGTAGAAGATGGATTTAGAATGCCTGCAGAATTAAAAGAGCAAGGTGCTAAAGTAAAGTGGAGTTGGGTAAATGAAGTTTGGGAGGGTACAAGAATAGATGGTAGAATGTACCTTAAAATTCACCCTTGTGTAAATCAGAGAACTTCATTAGATAATAATTCTACATGTAAATTACCTATTAATGGTAGAAAATATTCTGATATAAATACAAGTAACATTTCTTTAGTTAAGCTTGGAATACCTTATCAATTAAATTATAATATCTATAAATATAGATTAGAATTAGCAATTGCTAGGAGTAAAGATATTATTGCACAGTTTGATATTAATATGATCCCTAAAAAATGGGACATGGATAAATTTATGTATTATGTAGAAGGATCAGGTATTGCTTGGGTTGATTATAATAAAGAAGGTATACAATTAAATCCTCAACATCAATCAGTATTAGATATGTCTATTAAAACGATAGAACAATATATTGCTTTATTAGAATCTATAATGCAAGAATGGGAAAAGTTATCTGGAGTAAATAGACAAAGACAAGGTAGTATTGGAAATTACGAAGGTAAAGCTACATCTCAACAAGCTATTGTACAATCATCACATATTACGGAAGATATATTTAGGAAATTTAATAGAATGGAGCAAAGAGATTTGCAAGCCTTATTAGATTATTCTAAAGAAGCTTGGCTTACAGGTAAAAAGGCTATGTATGTAATGCCTGATGGTACAACAGACTTTTTAGATTTAGATAGTATGGAACATATGGAATCTGAATATGGAGTATTTGTTTCTGACTCTGGAAAAGATCAAGAAAAATTAGAGAATATTAAAGCACTAAGCCAATCAATGGTTCAAAATGGTGTCCCTGCTTCTACTATTGCAGAAATGTTTGATGCAGAAAATTTTGCACAAATTAAACTTAAAATTAAATCTGCTGAAAAAGCAATGCAAGAATTAGAACAGCAACAACAAGAAGCACAACAAGCAGCTCAAGAAGCTCAAATCCAACAAGAGCAAGATAAGATGGAGAGAGAAGATATGAATAAAGAGAAAGATAGAGAAACTCAAATTAAAGTTGCTATGATTCATGCAAGAGATAATGATACTAATGCTCAATTAAATCTACAAAAAGGTATGAGGGAATTAGATCTTAAAGAGCAAGAGTTAGCATTAAAAGAAAAAGAAGCTAATGAAGGAGAAAGATCTAATAGATCTAATGAATCTATCAAAAGAAAAGATAGCGATAATAAAGTAAAGATCGCTAAGTCTAAACCAAAACCATCAAGTAAATAGTGATAAGTTCTCAAGAACAGATGGAAATCATTAAAAAGGCTTTAGCAGAAGACTACAAGGGCCCTATATATAAACTTATTGAAGAAGCTTCTATACAAAAGGAAGAACAGGCTCAAGAGCAACCTCAATCTCAAGCTCAAGATGGTGGATTTCACCCCTCAAACTATTCATCTGCCAAAGACTTTATAGTAGATAATACGCTAAATCCTCATCAACAGGGTATGGTATTTACAAAGAAATCGTTAAAGAATACGGAAAACCTGGTAAAAGGAGCTATTAAAAGTTCTAAACTAGCTCAATATTATGATGCTTATATTAAAGGTAATCCATATGCTAAATCTGCTATAAAAAGTAGAAAAGCAGGGAAGGAAATAGCGAGAGCTCAAAAACCCCCATTTACTGTGCCTCGTACTCCCCCATTTGTTGCTGCTATGTTATCACCTTTAGAAGCTGGTAGAGGTTCTACTTTAATAGATCCAGAAACAGGAATACACAAAATAACAGGAGAAAAATATGATATGTTTTGGAAACCAGGTGATGATTATCAAAAAGGGGGACTTGTTCAGTCTTACCAATCTACACCCCCAAGTATGTTAAATTTGCCTACTGGAGATAAAATAGGGAAATCTGATACTTTAATTAATGCAGGAAGGTATGATCATGGAGGAGTACATAAAAGAAATGATGCTGAACAAGCTATCTCTCGTATCCCTGAAATTGGTTCAGTAGTTTCAAATTTAGATTGGGGCGACGCTGCTAAAACATATCTTAATCAAACTTTTAATCCAACTAAATGGTTTGATGGTAAATCATCTATAAAAGCAGCTTATAATGAATTAGTACCTTTAAATGCACGTTTACTTATTGAAGATGTTGCAGATGAACAATTATTTAATAAGAATTCCAAATTTGGAAAATATTCTCCGTTATCTTATCTACCAGAAAAAATGAAAAGTCATTTAGGATATAAAGATGAGGTTACTGAAAAAGATTTATCAAAAGGAGAATTAACTGCTCTTAAAAATATTCTTGCAAGTAGACAAGAAAAGCATAGATTAGATTATGATGATTATCCTGGTAAAGGAGTAAGGGGGACAACTATGCTTGAAAAAATGACTGATGATAATACAGTTCTTGAGACATCCATAGGACAAGGAACAGTAACTGAAAATAAAAAAGCATACAATGTAAGAGATACATTTGATTTTAATCAAAATGAATGGGCGGAAAATAAGTACAAAACAGGTGAGCTGGGTAATAACCTCTACAACTATATTAGATGGCAGTTTGCACCTAAGTATGGATCAAAGAATGGGGATGGAATGGCAGTCAATATTACTGTCCCTAAAAGTGAAAAAAGAACAGGGGGTTTAATTAATAGAGAAGTGTTATATAGTAAAGGAGGTAAGAAAAAAATAGAAAGGCGAAAACGTAAGAAATAATTTACTAGTTTTGTGATCAACTAAACAATATATATATATGGAACCTAATGAAAAAATACAACTGGATGACATCTCATTTGATGATGTTATCGGTGGTGCAGGAGTCACAACTACCCCCGATGTGGAGACTCCGATAGAACCTCAAGCTCAACCAGAGTTAGAGGAGCTAGATGAGGTAGAAGAGCAGGAAGAACAAAAAGATGAAGTCAGTGATGAGCTTGCTATTGAGACAGATGATACAAGTGAAGATTCTGATGAAGATGTAGAAGAGACTGAAGAGGTAGAAGATAAAGAAGAAGATCTAGATCCAGAGGATTATAGAGACGATTCAGTTATTTCAGAAGTAATTGAAAAACTAGGATATGAAATAGAAAATCCTGATTATCAAGATACCCCTGAAGGAATTGCAGAACTAACTACAGATTTAGCAAATCAAATTGCTGATGATAGAATTGAAGAAGTGATGGAAGCGTTTCCATTAGTTAAACAACATTTAGATTATGTATTAGCTGGTGGTGAATCTCAAAGATTTATGGAGGCAAATGATCCTAATAAAGATTATGGACTTTTAGAAATTGGTGAGGAAGATATATCAACGCAGAAAACAGTATTAGCAAATTATTTTGCTACTAAAGGTCACGAAAAAGAGTTCATTGACGAAATGGTAAATGATTTTGAAGACACAGGTAAACTGTACGCAAAAGCAACTCAAGCAAAAACTGCGTTAGCTAATCTACAAGAGGCACAAAAGTCTCAATTAGTAGAAGAACAACGTAGAGCTCAAGTTCAAAAAGAAACTCAATTAACTGAGTTTTGGAATGGCGTAGCAGATACCATTGAGGATTCAGGAGAATTTGCAGGAATTAGTGTGCCAGATAGAGAAAAAAATAAATTTTTTGAATACCTATCTACCCCTGTTACGCGAGAAGGGTACACACAAAGAGACATAGATCATCGAGATGCTGATATGGATATAAAATTAGCAATCGATTATCTTATGTATAAAGGTTTTGATTTAGGTGGGTTAGTAGAAACTAAAGCTAAAACACAAAACGCAAGATCTTTAAAAGACCGTATTAGTAGAAATGAGGACCGAGTTAAAAGTACAAGGCGTTCATCTCGAAGAAAAGGTGGTAATGTAGATTTAGATAGTCTAGATCTATCAATTTAATAATGGCAATTATCAAGGCAACTTGATTTTGTATATAACTTTAAAAATAATAATAAAATGGCAGTAAACGGAACAAACATTAGTGTTGTAAAAACATTTTACAACGATTCACAGATGACTGATATGAACAGTCTATCTAATGCTCTGTTATCAAAGCCTACGGAATTGTCTCCGATTATTACTCATTTAGCTGGAAAAGATGATGCTAGGTTTCCTCTATCTTTCTTAACGGAAGGTGTAGGTAACACTAAATCTATTGACCGTCTTGAGTATGAATATCGTGTCTCTACACATAGATTGAGAACAAGACCTGTAGCAGTGGTACCTACGAGCACATCAAATTTAGGATTAGGAGGAGCAACTTTCGAGTTGGAATTTCCTGATAAACACTTCGTATTCCCATACGTATTAGTATCTCAGTCAGGGGTGCAAGTACGTATTATGAAAGAGCCTCAGCAAGTAGCTGCAAGCACTTCATGGAAATATACGTTACAATTAGTTAACCCATCAGCTACGGCAACAATGCCGGCTGCAGATGTTGCAACAGGAGCGCTTTTCGCGCAAATGTATGCACCTGTAGGAGTAGACTTCTCTAGAGGTAATGCTTCTAACTGGGAAACTCCAGGATTAGTAAGAAACAAACTAACTACGGTTAGAAAATCTTACCACATGTCTGGAAACGCTAAAGACTTTGTAGCAGAATTTTCTCTACCAACTAAAGGTGGATCTACTACAAAACTTTGGATGGATTATGAAGAGTACTTACACATGCTTGACTTTAAAGAAGAATGTGAAATGTACTACTGGTATGGACAAAAAACTTATGATGCAAACGGTGTTACAAGCATGAAAGACGAAAATGGTCAGCCTGTAATCGTTGGTCCTGGTTTATTAGAGCAAATAGTAAATAAAGATACTTACTCTACAATGACTGAGGCTAAACTTAAAAACATCATTGGTGATTTATTCTACCAAATGACAGATGCTTCGAAAAAACAAATTACTCTTTACACTGGAATCGGTGGAGCTAGAGAATTTGATGAGGCATTAAAATCGCACTTTGCTGGTAATACATTTAAAATTGTAGATAACGGTAAATTTGTAACTGGATCAGGTCGTAACTTAGGTATGACAGGATACTTTACATCGTACGAGCATATTGACGGACACTCTGTAAACGTGGTAAAATTACCATTGTTTGATCATGGTGCTGTTGCTCAGGCGCGTGCAAAACACCCAGTAACTGGATATTCATTAGAATCTTATAGAATGGTATTTGTTGATCAATCAAATTATGATGGACAAAATAACCTACAAATGATCAACAAAAAAGGTCGTGAGTCTATGAGATGGTGCGTAGCTGGTTCGGTAGTTCCTAAAGGATTCTCTGGTTCTGATGCTAGAGCTTCTGATGTGGATGGTGCGTCTGTACATATGTTGAAAACTGCAGGTATCTGCTTAAGAAGATTTGATACTTCAATAGACATCACTTGTACAGCATCTTAATTAGGCATTAACGTGCGTCTATATATATTGGTTTTGATTGAGGATGTGGGGGAGATTTTTTCTCTCCCATACCCTTTATCAATTTAAAATATAACTCAGTTAGGAGAGTTATTCTTTAGATCCTAACAAAACTTAACCCTTAAAAAAAGAACTGAAAATGACAAAAAAAGTTTACCTACGGAGAAAAGAGGTTTTAAACCATCTCCCAAAACAAGTACGAGCTGAAGCAGTACTAAAACTCAGCAGCGTCTATGTAAATAGACAACCTTTAAAAGCTTTCTCGGAAGAGGAAGAAAAAAAGTATATGAAAGGATTTTTAGATGTTAGTCCAGACCATGTGGAATGGCCAAAACATTCAAAAGAATTCTGGGCTAATTTAACAATACCAATAGGATTTACAGGTGTTGAATTAGAAATAGGAGAAGATGCAAATGGGAAACCAGTAAAAATTGATGATTTTATTAAATATCGATTTGCTTTAAAGCATCCTCATGTAGCTTTAACAAAAGAAGAAATGGATAAAGATTTTAATAAAAGATTTTATATCCAAGATCTTACGCGAGATGATAAAGTAAAGAATAATAAGATACAACTTCGAAAAGATGCTGATAAGGAATTTATAAAAGTTTCTTCAAGCCCTAAAAATATGAAGAGAGTCTTAAGATTAATTGCTGAAGTTAATCCAGATCGCTTAACAAATGATCAAGTGGAAAATCAACTTTATGAAATTAAAGATAAAAATCCACGACAATTCTTAAAAATTGCTACAGATAAAAACTTGGAATTAAAGGCAGAAATTGAAGAAATGGTAACAGCAGGTGTATTAAGAAAAATAGGAAACCAAATTATTTTTATAGATGATATAATTGGTGAGACATTAGACAATGCAGTTGTATATCTTAGAGATAAGAAAAATTCTTCAACATTAACCGTTTTAAGAGCAAAATTAAAAGAATTAGCAGTATAATTATATGAATGTACTCGAAATGCATTTAGCAATACAGCAAGGAGTGGATAAAATAAATTCACTCCAAGCTGATATGCTACTACCAGAAGAAATAGATCTTGAACTAAATAAAGCTCAGATTAAATTTATTAATACTAAATATGGTAGAAACAATGCTTTGGGTAAAGGATTTGAACAAAGTCAAAAAAGAGTTGATGATTTAAGAACATTAATTACAGAGTATGAAAATCCAGTAACATATAAAGATCAATTAAGTTCAAATTTTTGGGTAGATACTTTTAGATTACCAATAGATTATATGTACTTAATATCTCAAAGATCAGATGTTAGAATTAATCAGTGTGAACCTGTAACTTGGGAGTTGAAAAATACTGACTCTGTAAATTATTTTACAATCAGTTTAGATACTTTTGTTAAACAAAATGCAAATAACACTTCAACTGATTATATTGACTCTATTCATATGATGGCAGATCCGTCTAACTCTCTTTTAGGAGATCAAATAATTTGGCAAAATCCTGGTACATTTACATATCCTACAGACACTGAGAATGTAAGACTAGATATATTATCAATTAGTATTCCTGGTGTCGAAGTATATTGGGAGCAATATGGTGAATTAACAGTTCCAGGAAATTTTATATTTATTATAGACGCTGTAGTACAGTTCCCATGGTTTAATTGGGATATGTCTGTAACAAATGCAACTAGTGGGACTAATTTACAAACAGCTTTTATTGGAAGAGATTCAAGTGGTGCAGATGTTGTTTCAGCATACGCACAATATGAAGATAGTGCATATGGAGGAAGAAGAGTTATTTCTAATGAAGCTACAAGTCAAACTATAAGTTCAGTGAATAAATTTATACAACATGATGATATTTATACCTTATTAGATGATCCTTTTAACACAACTAAACATACGAGACCTCTCACAACTATACGTGGAGGGTATATAGATATATACACAAGTGCTATATTTATAATAGATAAGTTAAAAATCTCGTATATAAGAAAACCGGCAAATATTTCACTAAATTTGTCGATCAGCTGCGAGCTGCCTGACCATTGTCATCAAGAGATAGTGGACATGTCTGTAAGTAGTATTTTGGAGGGAATTAGTGACCCTCGTTATAAATCTCAGTCTATAGAGGCTGGGAAAAATGAATAATTATTAATTAAAAAAATTAGAAAAAATGGCAAGACATTTAATTTTAGGAAATGGAGCAGCATGGGGCGTAACCGATGGTTTAGTCGATGATGGTGCACTTTCTATTCAAAAAATGAGCGCAAAAGGACCAACAGAATTGGTTTTAGGAGATACTCCGATCAATGCGCCACAAATTAGAATTGTAGGTGGGGGATCAGATGGTAAAAACATCGAGACTCCTTGGTTCTACGGAAGAGATGTATTAAACTATAGTGGACA